ACAGGAACCACGCTGACCGGCTGCGGTGTATCAGCGAAGGCATATGCCGAAACAGCTAAAACAGCAAAAGAGGTGTCCTGGATGTTGGCCGACAGAATTGCAGGGTTAAGCCTGAGCGACTGGGCAATTATTGTCGGTATCGCATGCACTGTTATTACCTGTGCAGTGAACTGGTATTACAGGAAAAAGGAAAGGGAGGACCGGCTTAATGGTAATGTCACCAAAGCTGAAGAATAAACTGAGCGCAGCGGTCGTTGGTTTGATTCTTGCCGGGGCTTCCGCCCCCGTGATTCTCGATCAGTTTCTGGATGAGAAAGAGGGTAACAGCCTGACAGCATATCGCGACGGTGGCGGAATCTGGACTATTTGCCGTGGTGCCACGATGGTTGATGGTAAGCCAGTAGTTCAGGACATGAGGCTTTCTGCTGAGAAATGTGCCCAGGTAAACGCCATCGAACGCGACAAAGCGCTGGCGTGGGTTGAGCGAAATATCAAAATTCCGCTGAGTGAGCCGCAGAAAGCGGGTATCGCATCTTTTTGCCCTTATAACATCGGTCCCGCAAAATGCTTCCCATCTACGTTTTACAAGCGCATTAACGCTGGTGACCGTAAAGGAGCCTGTGAAGCGATCCGCTGGTGGATTAAAGACGGTGGCCGTGATTGTCGCCTGACTAAAGGCCAGAAAAATGGCTGTTATGGGCAGGTAGAACGGCGAGACCAGGAAAGCGCGCTGACGTGCTGGGGGATAGACCAGTGAACAGAAGTCTCGTTTTTGTTGGGATGGCAGCTATCATCCTCATCTCGGTGCTCTGTGTGCTGCTGGCCCGCAGTAATGCCGCGCTGGCCACGTCAGAGAGCGACAACCGGGTTTTGCGTAGCGACAACGCGCTACAGACGGCGGTGATAACTACTCAGGCCTTCAACTTCAACCGGTTTAACCAGATAGCAGAGAATACCAACCGCCTTAATTCGCTAATAGATGCCGGAACAGAGAAAACCATCATTGAATACCGGGAGATTTTACGACGTGAAAAAACCTGTGATTTGCCTGTTCCTGCTGATGTCGCTGGTGGGCTGCTCGAATACGCGCACCGTTTACGTGCCAATGCAATGCACCCCGATACCGGGGAGGCTGACACAGTCAGTGATAGCGCCGCTGCCGCCAGCTCAATAACGTACTGCCAGGCAGTGCTGTGGATTAACCCGCTACTGGCCACCATTGAGAAGGCAAACAATCAGCTTGCCGGAATACGTGAAATAGAAAATACCAGAGCCTCGCCATAGAAGAGAAAGTTATTCCCATGTGAAGGCTGTCGTTTCTGGGTTGAAAGTTATAGTTGCTTGGCTCCAGTTATTTCCAGCAAGAATTTTCTCTATGCAATGTGTGGCGTAAAGATCATCGGGCGGATAGAAAGGAGTGTATTCGCTTTCTATGGTCAACTTGACGTCATGTATTGAAGCGATTGCGGTACGTCCTTCATTGTCAATGTTGCGGAAACAGGAAATTCTCGCTTCGTAAAACTTGTCCGGCAAACCTTCTAACATGCACCCAGTAGCCCACTGCAGAAGCTGCTCGGTTGAATATTCCTGTGGTACCTCTTGGGTGGTTTTTTGATTGATGAGCCTGTTGAGTGTTTTGAGAAAATTAAACATTTCATCTCCTTATGGTTATATTTGGAAACATATCATTTAACGAACCCAACTCATAGAGCATTCCAGCAGGCATTCACTGAGTGTCTGTGATAATGTCAGGGTAAATCGAAGTGAGGTTACCAGTGAAATTCTATTTAATTCGACCATCCGGTGACAATCTGAAGGCCACGAAAGAAGCAATTCTTAGAGGGCTTGCGTTGGCTAAGGAAGAAAATAAAAAGCTGATTCTTGTGGTGAGCACATTTAGCCAAGCGAGGGACTCAAGTTGTTTACGAGGCGCAATTGGGGTCACTGCTTTTGCTGCACTTAATAAAAATCGACGCGTGATGATATGCTCGGTTGATGTTCACTTAATGACGACAAAATCTGCAGCTGAAATCGGATTGGGATTTCAGGGAGTCGTAGTGTTTCTATGGCCGCAAGAAAAGGCCATCAGAGCAATCACATCTAGCATTCCCAAGTTAAAAGCTGTTATTGCACTTGAATGGCAGCCTGAGTCTTTAGAGGACTGGCGACGTGACGTGAATGGCACACTTATTACTCTAGAGTAGCTGTTTGCATCAAATAAACAGAAATATCAGGAGCCTCGCATATGCGGGGCTTTTTTATTCTGGTCGCATGTGCACATCAAAGAAAGTCTTTCAGTAGTGAGCCAGGGTAATCCGCTAACTCCTGGCGGTTTTACAGTGCGACAGACTCACACTTGAAAGAACATAAAATTTAACGGCACTCACCTGAGGCTGATTGCCCGGAAGGGCAGATGTCCGAATTTGCTGGTGTAACGCCCCAGTAAGATCCAGCAGGGCCTGCGCATGCAGAAAGTAGAAGAACTGAAATTAATGCGAAATATTTCACGATACTGTTCCTTAGTTATGAATTAATGATGTTCAAACCGAAATGTAACGGTTTGATTGCGTTTATATCATCAGATAGGGTTGGATGAAAACCATCAGCGAAGAAGGTTCTCCTGGAGGAGGGCTCTGCCACGGGGCGGCGTGCTGCGCGAGATTTGGCGCATTTTTGATTTTTCACTCAACCATTCCAGCATTTGATGCTGATGACGGTAGCTCTATCCCCGAATACACAGGGCTGATCGCCTACTCAGAGTTACTTGAGCACGGTGTGTTGCAACTCGAATACTACAGGCATTACAGCAGGCATTCACTGAGTGCCTGCTGTAATGTTAAACATTAAAATTTGTATTTATTTCTTATCGTTACAATCAGGGATCATTCTCAAAAGAGTGTTATCTTTCTGGACGTAGTGATGAAATAACGCTGCACCTGCATGCGCTGCGATTAAAAAGTATCCGACGTTTGCCAGTGTTTCGTGAATATCTTTAATAAGTGATTTTGTTTCCCCATCAGGAGTAACGAAAGGTGCAATGTTAAAACTTAAGAAACTCCAGTCCTTCCCACCGTAAGCCATAATTGCAATACCTAATAATGGCAGAGCCAAAAAAGAAATGTACAGCAGGATATGCATTATTTTAGCCGCCATCATCTGCCAGGCTGGTGGGGGGGGAATGATGGCTGGGTCATGATACTTATGTTTAATAATTAATCGTATTATCATTAAAAACCAGACAAACACCCCAACATTATAATGTGTTTCTTTCATGAGAAGGTAGGTGTTGCTGCCTTTGGGAAACCAGCCACGAAGCTCCATAGCTGCATAGGTTATCGCTATTAATATCAGGGTTAGCCAGTGTAAGCGAATCTGAAGTTTTGAGAATTTGACCATTATTCTTGCCTCAAACGGTGTGTTACATCGACCATAAATCATGAAGCTTAACAAATCCTTATTTTTGTTGAGAGATTAAGGATTTGTTATTCCAGCGATCTTACTAGAATATTTTGATAATAATTATTATTTTTATTTCTTTCTGATAATCCGTGATGTCACGGGGCAAGAACCGCGCAGATTCTCGCTATTTATGAGAACTTTTAATCAGCTACTGGTTCATTTTTACTTTCCGCCTATTACACAATTTGTATCCAACAAACAGGACTATGCCGATGCCAGCACGTGCTAAACGCCCATGCCGACACAAAGGGTGTGCGGCAATCACCAATGATGTCAGCGGATATTGTGACCAACACCGACAGCAGCATGCTGGTGACGGCTGGCGGAGTTATCAGTCAGGAAAGAGCAGGCAAGAACGTGGATACGGGCGACTCTGGGAAATTAAACGAGCGCGTATCCTTCAGCGTGATAAATACCTGTGTCAGAACCATCGCCGACAGAGGATAGCGAAGAAAGCGGCAAGCGTTGACCACATCATCCCAAAAGCTCATGGCGGTACTGATGACGATTCCAATCTTGAGTCGTTGTGCTGGGAATGCCACAGAGCGAAGACGGCAAGAGAGCGTATCCGATGAGTTATACCTATTGCACGTACTGCGGTTCACGGCTTCATACATACGCGAACTGTCCCAAAACATGGGGTGGTTCATCCCGCCGCGCCAACCTGCGCTGCAGCTATTGTGGGCAGTCAGGGCATAACTCTAATGCCTGTCCGCACAATGCGAGCAACGCTTGTCGGTGCAACCTGAATGATGATTTCCATCTTGATTGATGCCCACACAGGCCAGGGGGAGGGGGGATCAAATCCCTGACCCCTTTCGCCTTTCAGGACTGCCCGCTTCCTCGTATTTTTATACCCGCGAAAAATGAAATTTAACCAGGAGTGTCGCTTATGGCTGGAACGGCGGGGCGTTCCGGGCGTCGCCCCAAGCCAACGGCGCGCAAGGAGCTGGCAGGGAACCCCGGCAAACGAGCCCTGAATAAAGAGGAACCTGTATTCACACCGATTAAAGGCGTGGCACCACCTGACTGGTTTTCTGAGGATGAAGGTCTGCCAATGGCGGCCGTCATGTGGGAACTGACCACGAAAGAATTATGTGGACAGGGATTACTGTGTGTTACCGATCTTGCCGTACTTGAGCGCTGGTGTGTTGCATATGAGTTCTGGCGCAGGGCGGTTAAAAATATCGCCAGAGAAGGGCTGACTATCACTGGTGCTATGGGGGGGAAGATAAAAAACCCTGAGCTAACCGCAAAGAAAGAGCAGGAATCGGAGATGAGCTCTACCGGCTCCATGCTTGGCCTTGATCCCAGCAGTCGACAACGCCTAATCGGCCTTGCCGGACAGAAGAAAACCTCTAACCCATTCCTGAAGATGATCAACTCATGAGCCGGAAATCGTACCCCAACGTAAACGCCGCGAATCAATACGCCCGCAACGTTGTGCGGGGGAAAATTCCGGCGTGCCAGTTTGTCATTCAGGCCTGCCAGCGTCATATCGATGACATGGCGGCTGAAAAGAGTAAGAAATTTCGTTACCACTTCGATAAAGACATGGCAGAAAAGGCCGCGAAATTTATCCAGTTGTTGCCACATACAAAAGGAGAGTGGGCATTCAAGCGGATGCCGATCACTCTGGAGGCATGGCAACTGTTTATTGTGTGCTGCGCCTTTGGCTGGGTCCAGAAAGGGTCGAAGCTTCGACGATTTCGCGAGGTTTACACGGAGATACCGCGTAAAAATGGGAAATCAGCTATTTCGGCAGGTGTGGCGCTGTACTGTTTTACCTGTGATAACGAGTTTGGCGCTGAAGTATATTCCGGGGCCACAACTGAAAAACAGGCGTGGGAAGTATTCAGACCAGCTCGTCTGATGTGTAAGCGCACCCCGCTGCTGGTGGAAGCGTTCGGGATCGAGGTTAATGCGTCCAACCTGAACCGGCCAGAAGATGGCGCGCGTTTTGAGCCGCTGATTGGTAATCCTGGGGACGGCGCTTCACCGCACTGTGCGATTGTCGACGAGTATCACGAACATCCTACAGATTCGCTCTACACCACAATGCTGACTGGTATGGGGGCGCGGCGACAGCCACTGATGTGGGCGATAACAACGGCGGGCTACAACATTGAGGGGCCATGCTACGACAAACGGCGTGAAGTGATTGAGATGCTTAACGGCACGGTACCGAATGAGGAATTGTTCGGCGTGATATACACCGTCGACGAGGGGGATGACTGGACCGATCCTAAAGTGCTGGAAAAAGCTAACCCGAATATGGGCGTGTCGGTCTATCGTGACTTTCTCCTCAGCCAGCAACAGAGAGCTATTAATAACGCCCGTCAGGCTGGTGTATTTAAAACTAAACACCTCAACATCTGGGTTGCAGCCCGTGCCGCTTTCTACAACCTGGTTTCCTGGCAGAACTGTGAGGATAAGACACTTACGCTGGAGCAATTCGAAGGACAGCCATGTGTTCTGTCTTTCGACCTGGCGCGCAAGCTGGATATGAACAGTATGGCGCGGTTGTTCACCAGGGAAATTGACGGCAAGACACATTACTACAGCGTTGCTCCCCGCTTCTGGGTTCCCTACGACGCAGTATTCAGCGTTGAAAAGAACGAAGATCGTCGTACTGCGGAGCGATTTCAGAAATGGGTTGAAATGGGACTGCTTACAGTTACTGATGGCGCTGAAGTTGATTACCGCTACATCCTTGAAGAGGCCAAGGCGGCAAACAAGCTCAACCCAGTCAGTGAGTCACCGATTGACCCGTTCGGCGCGACGGGGCTTTCACATGATCTGGCTGATGAAAGCCTTAATCCGATCACTATTGTTCAGAACTACACCAATATGTCTGATCCGACGAAGGAGCTGGAAGCCGCCATTGAGTCAGGCCGCTTTCATCACGACGGGAACCCGATTATGAGCTGGTGTATCAGCAACGTCGTCGGGAAGTATTTGCCCGGTAATGACGATGTGGTTAAACCCATCAAAGAGCAGAACGAAAACAAAATCGATGGCGCGGTTTCGCTGATTATGGCAATCGGACGGGCAATGTTGAATAGCCGGGCGAGTAATTCATCCGTTTACGACGAGGAAGATGTAGCATGCTAATGACGTTTTTAAGTTTTTTTATCGGCCTCGCCGGAGCCGCGTTACTGTCTGCCGGTGCCTGGCTTATTTCACCTGCAGCCGGGCTTATTACTGGCGGTTCAATCTGCCTGCTGTGGTCATTTTTAATCGCGAAATCAATGTCTGCCAGCGTAATTAAATCAGGGGGTGAATAATGTTCATTCCCCAAATGTTTCGGGGTAAATATCAGTCTGGTGGTAGTTTTTGGCAGGTGATGCTGGGTGGTGTGAGTTCCAGCCAGAGCAAGGCGGGGATCATTATCACTTCTGAAACCGCAATGGCGTTATCGGCGGTCAGGGCATGTGTAACGCTTCTGGCAGAATCGGTGGCGCAGCTGCCGTGTGAACTTTACAGGCGAGGCGCTAACGGAGGCCGTGAACGGGCGACTGACCACCCTGTTTATGATCTGATTCATTCCCAGCCCAACAAAAAAGACACTTCATTTGAATACTTTGAACAGCAGCAGGGCCTGCTTGGTCTGGAGGGGAATTGCTACTCGATCATCGACAGGGACGGGAAAGGTTATCCCCGCGAATTAATCCCGGTTAATCCCCAAAAGGTCATTGTCCTGAAAGGGCCTGACGGGATGCCATATTATGAACTACCCGAAATTGGCGAAACGTTGCCAATGCGCATGATGCATCATGTGAAGGTCTTCTCACTGGATGGCTATATCGGCAGTTCCCCAATCCAGACGAACGCGGATGTTCTTGGGCTAAACCTCGCCGTGGAAGAGCATGCTTCTCAGGTCTTTCGCCGTGGTACAACGATGAGCGGCGTTATTGAGCGTCCAAAAGACGCTCCGACGATCAAAAGCCAGGATGCTATCGACCGCCTGCTGGCAAAGTGGACGGACAGATATTCCGGCGTCAGAAACGCCTTCTCTGTTGCATTGCTTCAGGAAGGGATGAGCTACAAGCAGTTATCTCAGGACAATGAGAAAGCGCAGCTGTTGCAGTCCCGTCAGTGGGGCGTGGAGGAAGTGTGCCGACTCTATAAAATCCCGCCTCATATGGTGCAGATGCTGGCGAAAGCCACGAATAACAACATTGAGCACCAGGGGCTGCAGTTTGTGATGTACACGCTGTTGGCCTGGCTGAAGCGTCATGAAGGCGCATTAATGCGCGATCTGCTTTTACCCAGCGAGCGCGGTGATCTGTACATTGAATTCAATGTTTCTGGCCTGCTGCGCGGGGATCAGAAGTCACGCTATGAATCTTATGCACTAGGCCGCCAGTGGGGCTGGTTATCGGTTAACGACATTCGCCGCATGGAGAACCTTCCACCCATCGCCGGAGGGGACAAATACCTGACGCCTCTGAATATGGTCGACAGTAAACAAATCTTACCTGGCGATAACACGCCAACAGCAAAACAACTGGCAGAAATCAACTCTATTCTGTCCAGAAACTGAATATCACCCGCAGTGCGGGCTGACCTGGTAAACATCATGACAAAAAATTTAATTAATCTGCCGCACCTGGCGGCTATGGTCTTTGGTGTTCCACATTACGTGACACGACAGACAATGGATTCTGTAAAAGCTGTGCTGGTTCCCCGTATTCAGGGATTATCAGAAGAGGCTGGAATTCACATGACGCAGGATCCTGATAACAATCAGGCGCCAGATTTGGTTCAACCAGCTGGTGGAATGGCAGTTATTCCTGTTCACGGCATTCTGGTTCCGCGTCGTGGGCAAATTACTGCAATGTGTTCTGAACTTACGAGCTATGAGCGCATACGTAGCCAGGTGCATGCTGCATTAAATGACGCTTCCATCAATGAAATTGTGCTGGATATAAATTCTGGTGGTGGTGCGGCGGTTGGATGCAAGGAACTGGCCGATTATATTTTTCAGTCACGTCAAACTAAGCCTATTACTGCAATTGTGAACTACAGCGCCTATTCTGCGGCTTACTTTATCGCTTCGGCCTGCAGTAAAATTGTAGTCAGCCAGACCAGTGGAGTCGGCTCGATTGGAGTGATCATGGAACACCTGGATACTTCCAGGATGGAAGAGCAAATGGGGTTAACATTCACCACGATTTTTCGGGGAGATAACAAAAATAACGGTACACAACATGAGCCGCTGAGTGAAGACGCTCGGGGAATGTTCCAGAGGATGATTGACGATATGTACGAGACGTTTATTTCCTCTGTAGCGGAATACCGGAATCTTGGCCCTCAGACGGTGATTAACACGCAGGCCGGAATCTATTTTGGCGCTGATGCCATTTCTGCTGGTCTTGCCGATGAAGTTTCGGATCCTCAGTCCGCAATTAATGCCATTGCGGTAAAGTACAAACAACCTCAAAAAACCACTTCCATAAAGTTGCAGGCAGCTGCGATGGACCTGCAAACAAGAATGTAACCCGGCGCTAACGCGTCATTATCAGAAAGCAGCCTGTTGGCTGCTTTTTTTATGCCAAAAAGAGAGAAAACTATGCCACAGATTGAAGAATTACGTCGTCAGCGTGCGGGTATTAATGAACAGGTACAGGCCCTGGCCACGATTGAAACTACCGGTGGAACGCTGACAGCCGAGCAGTTAACCGAATTTGCCAGCCTGCAGCAGCAGTTCACGGATATCAGCGCCAAAATGGATCGTCTGGAAGCGGCTGAACGTGCTGCAGCGCTTGTTGCCAAACCGGTTAAAGGTACACAGCAGGCTCCAGGTATCAGCGTTAAGGCAGAGCCAAAGCAATATACCGGCGCAGGCATGACCCGTCTGGTAATGTCGATTGCGGCAGCACAGGGTAACGTCCAGGACGCTGCGAAATTTGCAGCTGAAGAACTGAATGACCAGTCAGTCTCAATGGCCATCAATACTGCCGCCGCGTCAGGTGGCGTTCTTATTCCGCAAAACCTGCACAGCGAGGTGATCGAACTGCTGCGCGATCGCACCATCGTTCGTAAGCTGGGCGCGCGATCCATCCCGCTGCCTAACGGCAATATGGCGCTTCCGCGTCTGGCCGGTGGTGCGACGGCGAGCTACACCGGGGAAGGCAAGGATGCGAAAGTATCAGAAGCCCGCTTTGATGATGTAAAACTCACCGCGAAAACCATGATTGCGATGGTGCCAATCTCCAACCAGCTGATTGGTCGTGCCGGCTACAACGTGGAGCAGTTGGTCCTGCAGGATATTCTGACTGCGATTTCGACCCGTGAAGATAAAGCCTTTATGCGCGATGACGGTACCGGTGATACGCCTGTCGGTATGAAAGCGCGGGCAACCGAATGGAACCGCCTGCTGCCGTGGGAAGCTGCTGTTGATATCAATCTGAATACGATTGATGCGTATCTTGACAGCATCATCCTGATGGCTATGGACGGGAACAGCAACATGATCAGCTGCGGCTGGGGCATGTCGAACCGTACTTACATGAAACTGTTCGGGCTGCGCGACGGTAACGGTAACAAGGTCTACCCGGAAATGGCCCAGGGGATCCTGAAGGGATTTCCGATTCAGCGTACCAGCGCTATCCCGGCAAACCTCGGTGACGGCGGCAAGGAGTCAGAAATTTACTTCGCTGACTTTAATGACGTGGTAATCGGTGAAGACGGCAACATGAAGGTGTCCTTCTCGCAGGAAGCCTCCTACCAGGACGGGGACGGCAATCTGGTTTCCGCGTTCTCCCGTAACCAGTCGTTGATCCGCGTGGTGACTGAACACGATATCGGCTTCCGTCATCCGGAAGGTCTTGTACTCGGGACAAAAGTTCTGTTTTAACCGGTCCTGCACGCTGTGCGACCACGGTCGCACAGAGTAAAAGCACGTAACTTCCTAAGCCCGCAGCAGCGGGTTTTTTCTTTTCAGGAGCAAAACGATGGCTACGAAAACGGAAAAAGCAGCGGCAAAAGCAACGGCTGCGGCTGCAGCCGGTGATGTGAACAAGCCGGATGAACTGACGCCGGAAAATACAGTGAACGGGGATGACGGTCAGAATATTGCCGCTGGTTCAGGTGATGCCGGTGTTGATCTGGCCGGAAGTGAAACAAACGGGGCCACGGGCCTGACGGGAGCAGAAGTGTTTCGGAAAGCGGTTTTTTTCCTGGGACCCTATCATCGTTATTCGCGCGGCGATACGGCCTGTTTTGATGCTGAGTATGCAGAGAAACTGGTTGAACGCCATATTGCGGTATGGCCAGAAGATGCGGAAAAGGCGCTGAGTCCCCGCAAGGGAGCCGATGACCATGATACTGACATTGGATGACGTGAAAACCCAGCTCCGTCTGGAGCCGGATTTCACGGAGCATGACGGCATGCTCACTAAAATGGTGGCGGCTGCGCAGAAGAGTATTGAACGTGACTACTACTGCAAACTGGTGGGAAGCGACGACGAATTGCAGGCGCTGCCGGAAGGTGTACGCGGTTTTGTGGCGGATGAAGATATCCAGCTGGCCATGCAGTATCTGGTCGGGGATGCGTATCTGAATGGTTTCACCGGTCAGTGGCTGGAGACGGCTGCGGTCCGGCATCTTCTTTTCCCGTTGCAGGAGAACACCGTATGAGCCTGAAGCCGGAAGAGATGACCTGCCGTCTTTCGATTGGGTATATGCAATCCGGTCGGGGACCGCTGGGTGAACACCTGCCGGAGCAACTGGTCACGACCGGGAAAGCCTGGGCGAAGCGCGAGCTGGTGTCGGGCAGAAAGATCCGCACACTGGATCAACAACAGGTTGTTGAAACGTGTCTTTTTACCACTCATCCGAACCTGAATATTGATATCGACTGGAAAATAACGACGTCTGACCGGGTTTATACCGTTCGTAACGTCGAACGTCTTGCGGACCGCATCATCATCACAGGGGAGGCAGACGCACGTCATGATCGAGCTGGCATTAAAGGCAGCACTTGAACGCCTGACCGGGCTGGATGTTTACCCTCTGCTCCTGCCTGATGAGCTGCAGGAGGGAATTACTTACCAGTGTATCTCCGATCCGGAGCTGTACGCCGGACTGTTGCGCACAGGCCTGATTGCGGGCCGCTTCCAGATAGCGATTTATCTGCTTAATGACTACACCCGCCTGTTACAGTTGGATAAGAAAATCAGCGCGGAATGGACCGCTATCGTGCATGGCCAGCTGGAGGGCTTTCCCGTGCAGAATGTGGTCCGGGGTGGAATACAGCAGAGTAAATCGGTACTGACCAGCGGCAATATTCAGTACCGGCTCGTCCGGGATTTCACCTTTCACTACCGGGATGCCTCACCATGATAACTATGGACGTAAAAGGGCTGGACGAGCTGGAGCGGCAGCTTATCGCACTCGGTGAAAAGGTCGGCACGAAGGTGTTAAGTGACGCGGGGCGTGAGGCGCTGAAAGTGGTTGAAGACGACATGAAACAACATGCCAGCTTCGACGATGCATCCTCTGCAGAGCATATGCGTGATTCCATCAAAATTCGCTCATCCACGCGGAAAGGTCGCGGAAATACGGTGGTCACCCTTCGGGTTGGCCCCAGCAAGAAGCATTACATGAAAGCGCTGGCCCAGGAGTTCGGTACGGTGAAACAGGTTGCCGATCCATTCATCCGTCCGGCACTGGATTACAACGTCCGGCAGGTTCTGCGCATTTTGACCGTAGAAATCCGCAATGGTATTCAGAACAGGTAGCAACCGCTGCCCACTATTTAAGAGAGAATCATTATGGCTGATGAAAATAACACGCCAAAATCATCCCCTGAGTACGCAATGCTTCCTGCCGGGACGGTGGTGAAGTTCGGCGAGGTGGGGGCCGCTGTGGCGGCGCTCAAACCCCTGATTAACTGTAAGGCACTGGGCGCGACAGGTCAGACGGGAGGATTTGTCGACTGTACCACCCTGCTGGACAAGAGTAAGCAGTCGGTGTCAGACCTGCCGGAAGGGCCGGAGAAATCGCTGGGATTCATTGACGACCCGGAAAACGAAGATTTCACCGCGTTCCTCAATGCTGCAGAGCAGCGTAAGACCGTTCAGTTTTATATTGAGCTGCCGAACAAAAGAACGGCTTCAATGATCCTTGCGCTTTCAGGCTGGCAGATGAACGAAATCACAGCGCCTGCCAGTGAAGTTATCCAGATTACGGTGCAGGGTAAGCAAAACAACATTAAATGGGGGATCGCCGCGCCGGCACCAGATGCCGGAGCGTAATCTGTTTCCCGATATACACCGCCTCCGGGCGGTTTTTTTTCGTCTGAAAAACAGGATACACCATGTCTGAATTTAGCCTCTCCGCACTGAAAAATGCACTGCTCAAACCGAAATCCACGCCCACTGAAACTGAAATTTTAGGCACAAAGGTTTACCTGCGTCGGCTGACGGCGGCTGAGCTTATTGATCATGAAGATGCACTCATCGAGGCGCAGACCTCTGGCAATGCCCGCCTGGCGTCTGAGCTGAGCGTACAGATTGTTATCGACAGCCTGGTTCAGCCTGACGGCTCGCCGATTAAAGCCAAAGACAAACCCACGGCGAAGGAGCTGCTGGCGGCACACGATAACGTTGTGCTTCTGGATGCCATCGACAAAGTGAAAAAGCACGCCATCGGTAAGCTGGAAACCGCCGAAAAAAACTGAGTGACTCGCCCTGGCTGGAGCTGATTTTCTGGCTGGCCGACCGCTGGGGCGAGCCTGACCCGTCAAAAATTGCGGCGCTTCCGGCTGACACGCTTTTCCACTGGCGAGCTTTCTTCCTCAAGCAGGGCATTTTCAAAAAGCCTTGCCGGGAAGAGCCGGACAGTAATCCGCCCCCTGTTAAATCCCCCACCGCCGCCGTGAATCCGAGTCTGGATGCGCAGTGTGCGGCAGTCATGAAGGTATTAATGTAATGGGTGACGTTGCCTCTCTTGCCGTTGGGCTGCATCTGAATGCAGCGAACTTTAAATCGCAGCTGATGAGCGCCTACGGCAGCGCTGAGAGTCAGTCACGCCAGTTTAACCGCAATGCCCAGGCTGATGCGAAAAAGACGGAGGATGCCTATAAGTGTGTTTCTGCTTCGGTATCAGGGCTGGCAGGCTGGCAGGTTTTGTCGGGGCGGGTTTATCGCTGGGCACCATTATTAACACTACGCGGCAGTACAGCCAGTTGCTGTCGGATTTGCAGGCCATCACCGGTGCCACCAGTGCGCAGATGAAACTGTACGATCAGGCAGCGCAGGAAATGGGCCGCACAACGGAATACAGCGCATCGCAGGCTGCCGAGGCCATTAAGCTGATGGCTTCGGCAAAGCCTGAACTGCTGAGTACCTCTGCGGGGCTGACGGCGGCGACCAAAAGCGCGTTAACGCTGGCCCAGGCGGCAGGGACCACGCTTCCGGATGCCACCCGAACGCTGGCGCTGTCGTTAAACCAGTTTGGGGCGGGAGCCAGTGAAGCCGACCGGTATATCAATGTGCTGGCTGCCGGCGCGAAATTTGGTTCGTCGGAGATAGCCGATACTGCTGCTGCTATTAAAAATGGCGGGGTGGCAGCGGCACAGGCTGGCGTAGGTTTTGAAACCCTCAATGCCGCCATACAGGTACTGGCGGAGCGTGAGGTTAAAGGCGGCGAGGCCGGAACCGCGCTGCGTAACGTGATCCTGAATCTGGAGAAGGGAACCGATAAAACCCTGAAGCCTTCTGTTGTCGGGCTGAGTCAGGCACTGGAGAACCTGGCCGGGAAAAATCTGTCAACAAAGCAGGCCGTGAAGCTGTTCGGGGTGGAAAACCTCAGCGCGGCATCCATCCTGGTGCAGAACCGCGAGAAGGTGGAGTCGCTGACCGCCGCCCTGACCGGTACACAGACCGCACATGAGCAGGCCGAAATCAGGGTAAATAACCTCAACGGCGATCTTCTCAGCCTGACTTCGGCTTTTGAAGGTCTGATTATTAAGGTGGGACAGAGCGGAAACGGCCCGCTGCGCAGTGGTGTTCAGACCGTTACTGATGCCATTAATGGCCTGACGGATAATTTTAATACGGTCGCCAACGTTGCGCTGTATACGCTGATTCCTGTTCTGGCGACAAAACTGACGGCAGGTATCAGGGGCAACATTGGTGCCTGGGTGGAGCAGCAGCAGGCAGTCAGGGCCAGCGCGATGGCGCAGGCCGATATGGCGCGAAAAACGCTGGAAAGTACCGCCGCCACGCTGGCACAGAATAACGCAGAATTCGGGCGTTATCGGGAAATGGAGAAAAGTGCCAGACAATTTGGCCTTAACGTCAGTTATCAGAGTGAGTTTAACCGCTTAATCCGGCAGGAAACCGAGCAGACACTGCTCTCCACACAGGCAAAGAGCCAGCTGAATGCTGCCAATAAACAGCTTTCCGTTTCAGCCCGCGCAGCCTCTGCAGCAGTAGGTATGGCCAGAGGGGCGCTGGCACTTGTTGGCGGTCCGGTGGGGGCGGCGATGCTGGCAGGTTCGGCGTTGCTCTATTTCCATAATCAGGCGAAGAATGCCCGTCAGTCAGCGATTGACCTGAAAAATGCTGTCGTTGAAACGAATGAAGAACTAAAAAAACTGTCGCTTAACCAGCTCAACGTGAAACAGCTGGATATTGATGAACAGTTTGAGAATCAGGTTATTCAGCGAAATAAACTGATTAAGGAAATTCAGGATGCGGACAGCCGTATCGATGGATTGAGCGGCTTCGACCCGTTCGGACAGCTTAAAGGCGTAAAGAACGATAAAACCCGCTACAAAGGGGATCTGGATGCCGTTGAACAAGGGTTAAAACTCCTCAAGGAACGGCAAAAAATTGTCAAAGAGGCCATAGAGCAGGCTAAATCAGGGAAAACCGATCCCTCGCCGAAGCCGGATAAACCAGGGAATGAAACAGGGAGCGATAAACCCGATACCCCCTGGACCGGGGAAGGCGGGGATACAGGGAAGGGGCAAAAGGCGAAGGTTAACCAGTATGAGCAACTGCGGCGTGAAATCGAAGCGGCGCACGCCTCAAGTCTCGGACGAATCAACCTGCAGGAGCAGGAAAGCGCCAGAAAACTCCTTGAAGCCGCCCGCGCTGACGGGGCCAGCGAGGCTGATATTCAGAACACGTTGCTACTGAATGCTGAAAATTATCAGAAACAGCGCCTCGAACTGGCAGAACAGTATATGCCGGCCAGAGCCTCTCTGACGAAAGAGCGCGAAGCGAGCCAGGAGCTGAAGTCGCTCCTGGATGCCCGTCTTCTGGATGAAAAGGAATACCAGACGGCCAGAATCACGCTGGCACAAAGTACAGCCCGCGAACTGTTACAGGCACAGGCAGCGGCAATGTCTGCCCCTCTGATTGATATCGCCGGCACGGTTGATCCGCTGGCAGAACTGCGCAATCAACTGGCCGAGCGTCAGTCTTTGCTGCAGGCTTTTTATCAGAACGATGTTATCAATAAAGAACAGTACGAACTGCTGAAGCAAAAGGCTGACAAGGATTCCGCTGATGCGCAGTACCAGACGGCGGTGGAGCTTTATAAGTCGCAGGGAAACCTGAACAGCCTCGCCATTGGCCTGATGGAAACCACCCAGGAGCGAACCTCCAACATGCTGACCGGGATGCTGAACGGTACACAGACACTCCGGGACGGGATGATTGGGTTATTTTCCTCCCTGACACAGTCAGTGATTAAAAACCTTGTCGATATGGCAGCGCAGGCGCTGATTACTAACACCATTCTGAAATCCATTATGGGTATCGGCGGCAGTCTTTTGGGCGGTGCAGCCACCGCGAGTACCGGCACGGCCATCAGCAGTTTTGGCAGCAGTTTTAGTTTTAATGCGAAGGGCGGTGTTTATGACTCACCTTCATTAAGTGCCTACAGTAACGGCATCTATGACAGCCCGACCCTGTTTGCTTTTGCAAAGGGGGCAGGTGTGTTTGGTGAAGCTGGTCCGGAAGCCATTATGCCCCTTGCTAAAACGTCTGACGGTACGCTGGGCGTCAGGGCGCTGGGTGACCCGGGTTCCTCTGGTGGTGGTATGAATGGGGGGATTACTTATTCACCTGTGTATCACATTGCCATCCAGAATGACGGACAAAACGGGGAGATAGGGGCACAGGCATCGCAGATGCTGGTCAAAATGATCGATACGCGCGTCATGAGCATCCTGAGAACTCAGGGCCGCGATGGCGGCATGCTGGCGGGAGGATAAGTGAAAACCTTTCATTGGGCACCCAGGGAGGGGATGCCGTCGTCTGTTTCCCCTTCGGTGACAACCATTAAATTTGGGGATGGCTATGAGCAACGTCGCCCGACCGGACTCAACCATCAGTTAATTAACTTCCAGCCTGTTTTCCGTATAACGTCGGACAATTCCCGCACCGCACTTGAAGCGTTTCTGGTCGAGCACGGGGGATATAAAGCCTTTCTGTGGCGACCGCCAAAATACAACCGCACGATTAAAGTTGTCTGCCGGGAATGGTCTGTTACGGACAACGTCACGTATTCTGATTTTAGCTGTAAATTTGAGCAGGTTATTGCTTAAGGATCCTTATGCAGGATATTCCTCAGAACACCCTCAACGAAACCACGAAAACCGAGCAGTCTGCCCGCATTAATTTGTGGGAAATCGACCTGACGGCCTTTGGTGGCCAGCGTTACTACTTTTCAAATGAACTGAACGAGAAGGGAGAGCCGGTCACCTGGCAGGGCAGGAAGTATGACGTTTACCCGATACAGGGAACCGGATTTGATCTGGTAGGGAAAGGGACGTCTTCCCGACCGACGCTGGCGGTGTCGAACCTGTTTGGCATGGTCACGGGACTCGCGGAGGATGTGCAGAGCCTCGTCGGGGCCACGGTGGTAAGGCACGTGGTATACGCCCGTTTTCTCGATGCGGTGAACTTTTCAGGCGGCAATCCGGAGGCTGATCCGGAACAGGAAGTGGTCAGCCGCTGGGTGATTGAACAACTGTCGGAGCTGAAAGCCACCACGGCGACCTTCGTGCTGGCCACACCGACCGAAACGGACGGTAGCGTGTATCCGTCGCGGATCATGCTGGCTGATGTCTGCAACTGGACCTACCGTTCGCAGGAGTGTGGCTATGTCGGGCCACCTGTGGCGGACGAGTTTGATAAACCCACGACAGACCCTGCAAAAGATACCTGCAGCAAATGCCGTACCGGCTGCGAGCTGCGTAATAACCTGCCGCGCATCGGCTGTTTCCTCTCCATTAACCGTCTTTCCTGATAGATACACCCATGAAAAAAACACTCCTGGCGCATGCTGCAGCATGCGCGCCGGCTGAATCGTGTGGCTGGGTGGTGAACACGCCCGCAGGGGAGCGGTATTTTCCCTGCCAGAATCTTTCCGCTGAACCGACCCTGTATTTCCGCATGGATCCGGCAGATTACCTTCAGGCGCAGGCGGCAGGCGATATGGTGGCCCTGGTACACAGCCATCCCGATGGCCAGCCGTTTCTCAGCGATGTTGATCGCCGCCTGCAGGTGCAAAGTGGCCTGCCGTGGTGGCTGGTCTGCGATGACCGGATATACAAATTTCGCTGCATGCCATTCCTCACCGGGCGGGGATTTGAGCACGGGGTGACGGACTGTTACACCCTGTTCCGAGATGCGTACCATCTGGCGGGTATTGAGATGCCGGATTTTGCGCGGGGGGAGGACTGGTGGAAGCAGGGAGAGAGTCTGTATCTGGATAATCTGGAGGCGACAGGTTTTTATCGGGTGAATGCTGAAGAGGCACAGCCCGGAGACATTCTGATTTGTTGTTTTGGTTCATCAGTTGCCAACCATGCCGCGATTTACTGCGGCGACGGCGAACTGCTGCACCATATTCCTGACCAGCTCAGTAAACGCGAGAGGTATTCTGAAAAATGGCAACGCCGCACACACTCGATATGGCGACACCGGGCATGGCACGACTCTGCCTTCACGGGGATTTACAACGATTTGGCCGCCGCTTCAGCCTCAGTATAAAAACGGGGGCCGAGGCCATTTACGCGCTGGCCATACAGGTTCCGGGCTTCCGGCAGAAAATGAATGATGGCTGGTATCAGATACGCATCGCCGGTCAGGATGTGGATGAAACCAGCGTGTCAGCCCGTCTGCATGAACCGCTGCCGGACGGGGCCATTATTCATATTGTCCCGCGTATGGCAGGGGCAAAATCCGGTGGCCTGTTTCAGGTCGTGCTGGGTGCTGTGGCAATAGGCGCGTCCTTTTTTACGGCAGGCGCTTCAATGGCAGTCTGGGGGGCTGCGTTATCTGCCGGTGGTATTTCGGTATCCTCAGTTCTGTTTTCTATGGGGGCAGCCATGATGCTGGGTGGTGTGGCGCAGATGCTGACGCCGCAGGCAAAAATCCCCTCGTCCCGGCAGACCGATAACGGCAAACAGAACACTTATTTTTCGTCACTGGACAACATGGTGGCGCAGGGGAATGCCCTGCCGGTGTTGTACGGTGAAATGCTGGTCGGCTCCCGCACGATCTCCCAGGAAATAAGCACACGGGATGAGGGCGGCGGCGGGCAGGTGGTGATCATCGGTCGCTGATTTACTGCAGCATATTTATATTAAAACAGAACCGCCTTAGGGCGGTTTTGTCGTTTCAGAGGGAACAGATTATGGGTAAGGGTGGTGGCAGCAGTAAAACGCCGCATGAGGCTCCTGACGACCTGAAATCCAGCCAGATGCTGACCGTTGTTGATGCCATCTGCGAGGGGCCGATTGAAGGTCCGGTGGACGGGCTGAAAAGCGTCAGAATTAACAAAACGCCGGTCCTCGACAGCGACGGTAATGCGATGGTTCACGGTGTCACCGTGGTTTACCGCGTGGGGGAGGATGAGCAGACCGCGATGGAGGGGTTCGAAGACTCCGGTGCTGAAACCCTGCTGGGTGTGGAGGTGAAGAAGTCAGAGCCGGTGACCCGCACCATTACAGCTAAAACGGTGGACTGTCTGCGTTTTACCTTTGGTGTGCAGTCTCTGGTCAGTACCAGTACCAAAGGCGACCGCAACCCGACCAGCGTACAGATGCTGATCCAGTTTCGCCGGGACGGGCTGTGGCGAACGGAACGGGATATTACCATTACAGGTAAAACAACCACGCAGTTTCTGGCATCTGTGGTGATCGATGATTTGCCGCCCCGGCCGTTTGAAGTCCGCATGCAACGTATCACTGATGACAGTACGACAGACCTGCTGCAGAACAAAACGGTGTGGTCGGGCTATACCGAAATCATTGATGTAAAACAACGCTATCCGAATACCGCCGTTATCGGGGTAAAAGTGGACGCGGAGCAGTTTGGCAGCCAACAGGTCACGCGAAACTATCTCCTGCGCGGGCGTATCGTACAGGTGCCGTCGAATTATGATCCGGTAAAACGGACGTATTCCGGGCTGTGGGACGGGACGTTTAAACCCGCCTGGACAGATAATCCGGCCTGGTGTGTGCTGGATATGCTGACCCACCCGCGCTATGGCATGGGAAGCCGCATCGGTGTTGCCGATGTGGACAAGTGGGCGCTGTATGCCATTGCACATTACTGCGATCAGCTTGTTCCTGACGGTTTTGGCGGGACAGAGCCGCGTATTACCTGCAATGCGTATCTGACGGACCAGCGTAAAGCGTGGGACGTGCTGGGGGATTTCTGTTCCCTGATGCGCTGCATGCCGGTCTGGAACGGCAATACCCTGACCTTTGTGCAGGACCGGCCCGCCGATAAAGTCTGGACCTACACACAGAGTAATGTGGTGATGCCCGCTGACGGTGCGCCGTTCGTCTACAGCTTCAGCGCACAGAAAGAGCGCCACAATGCCGCCGAGGTGCGCTACACCGACCCGAACAACGGCTGGGAAACGTCAACCGAACTGGTGGAAAATGACGCTGCCATACGGCGCTACGGTCGCAACGTCCTGAAGATGGATGCGTTCGCCTGTACCAGCCGTGGGCAGGCACACCGTGCCGGACTGTGGGCCATCACCACCGAATTGCTGGAAACGCAGACGGTGGATTTTTCCGTGGGGGCCGAAGGACTGCGACATGTTCCCGGCGATATCATTGAGGTCTGCGACAGTGATTATGCCGGCGTGACCGTGGGCGGACGCGTTCTGTCGGTCGACAGTCTGTCCCGTACGCTCACCCTGGACCGCGAGGTGGAAATACCGCCAGGCGGCAATGTGGTGCTGAACCTGGTGGGCAGCGATGGCCAGCCTGTTACCGTCGCGGTCACTGCACATCCGGCCCCGGACCGCGTGACCGTCAGCCAGTTACCCGATGGCGTGGCGGCGTACAGCGTGTGGGGGCTGAAACTGCCGGACCTGCGCCAGCGCCTGTTTCGCTGCGTGGCCATACGGGAGAATGATGACGGGACGTATGCCATCACCGCCGTGCAGCATGTTCCGGAGAAAGAGAGCATCGTGGACAACGGTGCGAAGTTTGACCCGTTGCCCGGCACAGGTATCACGAACACACCACCCGCTGTGCAGCATCTCACCACGGAGATTCTGGCAGAGGACGGGCAGTATCAGGCGCGGGCTCGCTGGGACACGCCGCGCGTGGTGAAAGGCGTTAACTTCTTCCTGCGCCTGACGGTGAAAGCGGAAGATAACAGCGACCGCCTGGCCAGCAGCCTGACCCTGACCGAAACGGAGCACACCTTCCGCAACCTGACGCCGGGGCGCTACACCCTGACGGTGCGGGCGGTGAACACCCAGGGCCAGCAGGGTGAGCCTGCCAGCACAGATTTCAGTATCGCCGCGCCGGCTGTACCGTCTTATGTTGAGCTGATTCCCGGCTATTTCCAGATAACCGCCACCCCGCGTCAGGCGGTATATGACCCCACGGTGCAGTATGAATTCTGGTTTACGGATACGCAGATAACCGATATCCGCCAGGTGGAAAGCGATGCGCGTTATCTCGGCACGGCGCTGTACTGGATTGCGGCAAACGCGAGTATCAAACCAGGTAAAGACTATTACTTCTATATCCGTGCCGTGAACCAGGTCGGGAAATCGGCGTTCGTGGAGGCTAAAGGCCAGGCCAGCAACGATGCGGCGGGCTATCTGGACTTCTTCAAAGGGGAAATCACCGAAAGCCACCTCGGCAAAGAACTGCTGGAGAAGGTGGAACTGACAGAAGACAACGCCAGCCGGTTGGATCAGTTTTCGGAAGAGTGGCAGGACGCGAACGGCAAGTGGAATGCCATGTGGGGTGTGAAGATAGAACAGACCGAAGACGGGAAGCACTATGTGGCTGGTCTGGGCCTGAGCATGGAGGATACGGAAGAAGGTAAGCTGAGCCAGTTCCTGGTGGCGGCTGACCGTATCGCGTTTATCAACCCGGCGAACGGCAATGAAACTCCGATGTTTGTGGCGCAGGGCAACCAGATATTTATGAACGAGGTGTTCCTCAAATATCTGACGGCCCCGAGCATCACCAGTGGCGGGAACCCGCCGACCTTTATGCTGACGCCTGACGGCAGGCTGACTGCCCGTAATGCGGATATCAGCGGTAATATCAGCGCGAATTCCGGCACCCTCAATAATGTGACGATAGCGGAAAACTGCACCATTAACGGGACAATGCGGGCAGAGAATATTGTCGGCGATATCGTTAAAGCCGTCGGGCGGGCTTTCCCCGGAAGCGCTAATTACCCGAATGGGACCCTCACGGTTCAGATACAGGATGACCACCACTTTGACAGGCAGATAATCATTCCCCCCATCACCTTTGCAGGAGGAAAGGCAAAATCAGAGACAAGCAACGAGATATGGACAGACTGTGGGCTTGTGGTGAAGCACAACGGCAGAGAGATATACAACGCAGAACCCGCGATTACAGCGAGATCATTCAGCAGGGTTCTTGATATGCCAGCCGGAGGTGGAAATGTGACGCTGAGCTTCACGGTTTCATCCAGGGGGTATGGCGGCGGGGCCTGGGCTGATATCAGCAACCTGCTGGTCATGGTGGTGAAGAAGAACAGCACGGGGATCAGCATTTACTGATACCTGAATCCAGAAACGAGCGCCTGAATGGGCGCTTTTTTATTGCTGAAAACAAGAGGTAATGACATATGTCAGTACAAATTTCTGGCGTATTAAAAGACGGGGCGGGGAAACCGGTACAGGGTTGCACTATTCAGCTTAATGCGAAGAAAACCAGCCCGACCGTTGTTGTGGAGGTGATTTCATCCACTGTTACAGACGCGAACGGCCACTACAGCATTGAGGCTGAACCGGGTTATTACCGTGTGTCACTGGTGCGGGAAGGGTTTCCGCCCTCTGTGGCTGGCGACATTTATGTGGCCCCGACCGATGCGCCGGATACCCTGAATGCGTTTCTCGACGCACCAAAGGATGCAGATCTGCGTCCGGAGGTGATGAAACGCTTTGAGGAAATGGTAAACCGTGTAGTGGATTTGAGCGGTGCAACAGAGAAGGATCGGGAACGCGCCGAACAGGCTGCACAGTCAGCGGAACAAAGTAAGGATTCGGCAGCTCTCTCTGCAACGGCTGCAGAAGAGTCACAGAAGCAGGCAGCACGCTCTGCAGATGCTGCTGATGTGTCTGCCCGCTCTGCTGATGATAATGCCCGACAGACCACGCAGGACGTTCTGGCCTGTGCAGCGGATGCGGACAGTGCGGCAAAGTCTGCACAGACAGCGACGGAGCAGGCCGGACAGGCAAAAATCGCCGCCGATACGGCACAGAAAGCGCAGGAGGAAGCGGGAGTTTCGGCACAGTCAGCCGCAGGAAGTGCCGGAAGTGCTGCTGCAGCAGTACAAACAGCGGGTGAACATGCCGGTAATGCCGCCGCATCTGAAACCTCAGCGCGTGAAAGCGCCCTCACGGCCATGCAGGCGGCAGAACAGGGTGATAACAGCGCGGCAGTTGCAGTGCTAAGTGAACAGCATGCCAGGGAGTACAGCGAAAAGGCTGCTAAATCAGAGGCTGCGGCATCAGCCAGTGCAGAATCGGCATCTTCCAGTGATGCATCAGCCCTGCAGTCAGCCGAAAAGGCTGAGAAACAGAAAAATGCAGCCGCTGAGAGTGTCACTCGCGCAGAACAGGCCAGAGATGAGGCCCTGACACTACGCGATGAAGCTCAGGAAAATGCCCTGAATGCCCGGAACAGCGCACAGGTTGCTGCTGCCAGTGAGAAAGAAAGTGGACAGGCAAGGGATGAAGCACAGCTTCTTGCTGAACAGGCCAGAAGTGCAGCCTCAAAAGCCGCCGCTGATACCATCAAAGAGATACAGGAAAATGAAGACCTCAGCGGCCCGCAGGGGCCGGCAGGTCCGACAGGTGCAACCGGGCCAAAAGGGGATAAGGGTGATATTGGGTTAACGGGGGCGACAGGTCCACAAGGACCCGTAGGGGCAGCAGGCCCACAGGGGCCGGCAGGTCCGACAGGCGCAGCCGGACCAAAAGGAGATAAGGGAGATAAAGGGGATACCGGATTAACTGGACCACAAGGGCCTGCAGGTGCAAAGGGGGCAACAGGCCCACAGGGGTCGGCAGGTCCGACAGGCGCAGCCGGACCAAAAGGAGATAAGGGAGATAAAGGGGATACCGGATTAACTGGACCACAAGGACCTGCAGGCGCAAAGGGAGCAACAGGAGCTACGGGACCACAAGGCCCGCAGGGACCGGCAGGCGCACCAGCGGGTGCACTTCATGCTGTAGGTACGTTTGCGCTGGCATATATGAGTGTTGGAGTACCTCTTGCCCCAGGCGCAACCGTTGCAGGGGGGAGTCTCAAGGCTTCCGGCATTATTTTTCCACCGGATCGTTATAGTACATTCACTATTGATGCCTACAGGTCGGGTGTTCAATATGGGCCTTACCCTCTTCCGGGGACGTGGCGAGCTTGCGGCATTATCTCAAACCAGTGGCCAAGCGGTACTGCTTCGAATTATGTAGGTCTTTTTCAGCGAATTTCATAAAAGGAAATTGTATGAACATTGAGGACATTCAGGCTCCTGAGTGGGCGAATAAAGAACATACAGCGATTAACTGTAAGGTTAAATTTGCAGAGTTTGATGAGTTTCTGCCGTTCACTGCATGTCAGAACGATAATGAGGAGCATGGCAGGCGAATTTACAGTGAACTTGAATCCGGAAAGTATGGTCCTGTCACCCCTTTTGTTGTGACTGACAAAATGGTGGATAATTCACGCAACCAGAAGCTGGCTGAAATCAGCAACTGGCGGGATGCACAGGAAAACGCAAATATTATTTTTGAACTGGATGGTCATCGCTGGGATGGCGGAAAAGCCTCACAAGAACGGCTTGCTCCAGTTGTGGCAGTTGCGGGTTCAGGGGGGCTGCCGGAAGGGTTCTTCTGGACCGATGCGGATAATCACGATATTCCGGTGAATGCGGCGTTCCTGAAGCAACTGGAAGCGGCAATGGTGCAGGCGGTGGTGATACAGGGTTTTAAAATCCACGAACGGCAGCGGCAAATGAAAGAAAAGGTGGTGATGCTGAAGAGTCTGGATGAGATAGCGCAGTACAGGGTTGGCTGGCCGGAGGGCGATGGATGAGTCAGTTCACTACCCCGGCAATCCTGGAAATGCTGGGACACTACCATTTCCTGAACAATGCTGCTTATCTGTTCCTTCCCATACTTGCTGGCGTCAGTGTTGATCGCCGGCAGTGTCATGAGCGGTTTTACCCGAACACCAGCATCGGGGGAAGAACGCTCCCTCATCATACTCAGCCCCCTTGAATGCTATCATGTTCACGATGTTTGTACATGTAGGGAGACATGTACTTGATTGAAATGGAGACATAAATCTCACTTATATAGTTTTGTACTATAGTATGATGTCAGTTTCTAATGGAAAGTATAAAGAAACAACTATTGTTGCCGATAATCTATTTTAATTGTATGTTCAACATTGTATATTGATAGTGGAATGTATGTTGTCACAAAGGGTTAGGATATATTAAGAGGTTTGTGTGATAAAGAACTACAAATTGACTACACTTAAGCCCTATGTGATATCAATCACATTTTCATTTTTGCTGTTTTTGTCGTTAACTGAGATTTCTACTTATTATATATATAAGGAGCGTATCGGTTCATATACAGAACGAGTATTGAATAGAAGTGTTAGTCTCATTCAACAGATTGATGAAATAAATGATGGTTATGAGATGTTTGATGCTTATAGTCCCTGTAGTGAACTACAGCTTCATGCTGTAAGAATCGCTCTATGGCCTTATGCACTTATAAAGGATATATCATTTATTTCTAATGGGGCAATTACTTGTACTGCGTTGTGGGGAAAGTTGCCAGCACCATTATTACTCAACATATACGATAGAAAAGTTGAAAAGGATAACTTGACGTGGTTTTTTGGCGTGTTGTTGGAAAATAATGTTAAAGCTGATTTACTAAGCAACCAAAAATTAGCTATAACGATTTCACCATTTGCTTTTAACAGATTTGCTACAGACCATGAAGAGAAAGGATTTTCAGCAATTGTCGGCAATAGAGATCATTCTCTTCATTTGTTTAGGTTTGGTGAACTGGTCGATCTGCTTGAGGAGGCTAAACATGATAAATCCTATCAGTTAGGACTTATTACTACGCAAAGTTGTAATGGAAAACATGACATCTGTGTCATGGGAGGAGTTAAATTTCCGTGGGTGAGTTTCGATAATTGGTTAATGATATTGTTGATTGCATTTACATCTATTGTAACAGGTGTTCTTTTAGGTGTTGTTTATAATCAAAAGGTTGCACGCAAACAATCATTAGTATCAAGATTAAAAAATGCCATAAGAAATGAATCATTATATCTTGTATATCAACCTATTTATAAAATAAAAACCGGTATGGTTATTGGTGTAGAGGCACTAATTAGATGGGATGACCATGATATTGGTAGCATTCCTCCTGATATTTTTATCCCTATTGCAGAGAGACATAATTTAATTCAAGATGTAAGTAATCTTGTATTTCGAATGGTAGTAAAAGAAGCTAAATAGATGCGCGGAATAGTAGATCACTGAAAGGGAACTCAGCCCGGATTGTGCGATCTGATCAATCGCCAAACCAACCAA